AAGGACGTGCGCCTGGCTTGGCGTTTCTACCGATTTGTTCGCTCCCCGAACTCGAAACCTGGATCCAAACATGGACATTTTCCGAAACGATTCATAGTCGATCCTACACTCATATCATTCGAAACGTTTATTCAGATCCGTCAAGGGTATTTGACGAGATGCTCGACATCCAAGAAATAGCAGATTGCGCTCATGACATCAGTAAGTACTATGATGATCTCATTGCATTTAATAGCAATATGCGATACAATTACGACCATAAGAAAGCATTATGGCTTTGTTTGAATGCCGTCAACGCTCTTGAAGGAGTAAGGTTCTATGTCTCGTTTGCGTGTAGCTGGGCTTTCGCCGAAGTTAAGAAGATGGAGGGTAACGCCAAGATCATCAAGCTCATCGCGCGGGACGAGAACGTTCATCTTGCCTCGACACAACAGCTCCTCAAAATTCTACCGAAAGAGGATCCAGACTTTGCTCGCATACAAGAAGAGACACGCGATGAGTGTATCAGCATGTTTCATCGAGTGGTCGAGCAGGAGAAAAGTTGGGCATCTTACCTTTTCCAGAACGGTTCCATGATTGGTCTGAACGAAGAACTTCTTTGTAACTACGTAGACCATATTGCCGCAAAGCGTATGGGTGCCATCGGACTGAATGGCAAACCTGGCGCGAATCCTTTGCCATGGACACAGAAATGGATTTCAGGTTCTGATGTACAAGTTGCGCCGCAAGAAACAGAAATTACTAGCTATGTGATTGGTGGAGTTAAAAAAGATGTTGATGAAAACACGTTTAAAGGATTTACGCTATAATGGATTGGATAACTTGCCCCTCATGTGATGAGGAATTTAAAATAATCACAGAAAATACTGCTCTTCCAGAATATTGTCCATATTGTTCTGCAGAGCTTGAGCTTGAAGATCCATTCGACGAAGAATATGAAGAATAAATAGATCTTTCTCCTGATGGAACGTGATCTATGAATTGGTTATACGAAGACAAAGAATTTACTGATGTCGAAGATTATTATGGTTTCATATATTTGATTGAAAATTTAGTCAACGGCAAGAAATATATCGGTCGTAAGTATCTGACAAAAGCCGGATACAAAACTGTCAAAGGTAAACGAAAGAAGATTCGCGTAGAGTCCGATTGGCGAGACTACTACGGTTCTTCAACTTCCCTCAAAGAAGATATTGATCACTACGGAAAAGATAACTTTCGTAGAACGATTCTAAGACTCTGTAAGGGTCGCGGAGAATGTAATTACTTCGAAACAAAATACATATTTGATGTAGATGCTATCTTAGATCCTCAATACTATAATGTTTGGGTATCGTGTAAAATTCAAGCAAGCCACGTCAAGGCTTTACTTTTCAACCCCGAACAGGAGAATTTATGAGGTGGGTAAGGTACTAGAACATAAGCATTTGATTGTGAGAGCTGAGCTCAAGAATCCGCCGCAATGCACAGAAGCTATTGAAACGTGGATGAAAAAACTCGTTGAACAAATCGATATGAAAATTTTAATGGGACCATATGCAGTCTATTCTGATATGGTTGGTAATCGTGGTTTGACTGCAGTCACTATTATTGAAACGAGTCATATCGCACTGCATGTTTGGGATGAGTGCGAACCTGCTCTTGCCCAACTCGATGTATACACATGTAGCGCTCTCAATACTCAAGATGTCTTTGAAGCCATGAAAGAATGGGAGCCTACTCAGGTCGAATATAAGTATATTGATAGAGAACATGAACTGTGTACATTAATTGAGAAACGTGTTATATAATGGTATATGAACAATAAAAATGAGGTGTTATAATGGGTAAAAAGAGAACACGTAAGACAGTCACTTCTAAAGGTCAACGTCGTAATATTGTTGCGGGTGTGAAAGAAGTTCGTCAAGCACGAAGTGAAGGCGAAGTTGCTTTTAATAAACTCGAAGCTTGGCGCAAAGGACAGAATCCGTGGATTACTGTTCCTGGTCCAAGTACAAAGTGTCGCTTGATGAGAGTCAAAGCAAATGCAGTTTGGGGCAATCCAAAAAATCGATCAACTGGTATTTACAGCAAAGTAACAAACGATGGTTAAGAATGTACTGATCTATACGAAAGACAATTGTTCATTTTGTGTGCAAGCGAAAAACTTGTTTACAAATAAAGGACAACAGTATATAGAGAAGAAGATAGGAAAAGATCTTACACGCGAAGAGTTTATGGAAAGCTTTCCGGATGTAAGAACGGTTCCTTTCATTATTATTGACACAGAAAAGGTAGGTGGTTATGACAAACTCATTGAATGGTACGACAGACCAGAACGATCGTTCTTGGCAGAATGAATATTTAAAAGGCGTTCTCCAAACTGGAATCGCAAATGTAACCTTCTTAAAGAAGGATGGATCAGAACGTAAATTACTATGCACTCTATTGCCGAGCGAGCTTCCTGCTCAGACTGATCTCGAAGAAGCTGTACAGAAGAAGACTCCAAATCCAGAAGTACTGGCTGTATGGGATCTTGAGAATAAGGGTTGGCGTTCATTCCGCTACGACTCAGTTCTCGGCTTTAGTGTACTGTCGCTCGACGCATGATCTACATGGTAGACATTGATCAGACTATTTGTCTGACTCCTTTTATGGATGGAAAGCATCGTTATGAGCTTTCCATTCCATTTAGGCAGCGTATTGAAGAGATAAATAAACTATACGATCAAGGCCATACTATTAAGTATTGGACTGCTCGTGGTTCAGGATCGGGCATCGACTGGACCGAACTCACTACACAACAACTAAATGACTGGGACTGCAAGTTCCACGAAGTTCGAGTCGGAAAACCGTCATACGATATATGGATCGATGATAAGGCTATCAGTGATAAGGATTTCTTTGCAATTGCAGACCGATCTATCTTTCCAGGATATGACGATGAATAATCAAGAACGAATTGAATTGAATGAATTAAATAAGGAATCGAATGGTGGAACAGAACTTACCACTCGAAATCTCTTCCATCGATTATCAAGTGATGAACTCGATGGTATCCAAATTATCACTGCTCGCGTCCGCGACCTCGATCCTGACCGAATTAAGATCTACCATTTACATGATCTCGCCGGCGATCCGGAGGCTGCACATCTTCAAGATCCAACTTCTCGAGCTCGCTTTCAAAAGTTGGTCTTCAGCTCTAATTGGCAGTATCAACAATATCGTGACTATCTTGGAATTCCATATAGCAATCATTCAACAGTTATCGAAACAGGCATCGAACCTATTCCACTCGTTGACAAACCAAAGGACAAGATACGTCTCATTTATACATCCACACCTCATCGTGGATTGGAGATTTTGGTTCCTGTCTTTTGCGCTCTTGCCGAAAAATATCCAAACATCGAGCTAGACGTGTTTTCTTCGTTCGGTATCTATGGTCCTGGATGGCAGGGACGCGACGATGCGTACAAGCCTATTTTCGATCGGATGAAGGAGCACCCACAGATCAACTATCATGGATGGGCAGATCAAGAAACTGTTCGAGCTGCATATCAGCGCGCACATATCTTTGCATATCCTTGCATCTGGCCTGAAACTTCTTGCCGTTCTTTGATTGAAGCCATGTCAGCAGGTTGTCTTGCGGTACATCCCAACTTCTCTGCATTGGCTGATACTTCTGGCGGTTTGACTGTTCAGTATGACGGCGACCATGAAGATCAAAATCTGCATGCCAACATCTTTGCACATACTTTGATGTATGCTATCGAGAACGTACAGAATAACGACATTACTAATATGATGTCATTTGTCAAGGCATACGCAGACACTCGCTTCGGTTGGGATTCTGTTATTCCCAAGTGGAAGGGACTCATCGCTTCGTTAAAGGAACAACACCGTGATATTGGCCAAGGCACCACTCAGAGTTAGTTTTTTCGGTGGGGGTAGCGATATCCCCACTCACTTTGCACAATGGGGTGGAGCAACCATCTCAACAGCCATCGACAATTATGTTTATGTAGCTGTAATGCACACTCCTCACGATCACATTAAGATTTCTTATTCGAAACAAGAATGTGTAACAGACGTCGAAGATATTCAGAATGAGATCGTTCGCAACGCATTAAAATTCTTCGGAATCAAATCCAACATCGAGATCACTTCATTCGCAGACATTCCCACGATCGGCAACGGTCTTGGCGGATCGTCTGCCTTTACTTGTGCCTTGATCAAGGCTTTGTCCGCATATCTTGGTTTTGAATATATCAACCCCTATCTTATTGCCAAGACTGCTTGTCATATCGAGATCGACCTTTGTGGTTGGAAGATTGGTATGCAAGATCAGTTTGCATCTGCATTCGGTGGTATGAATTACATTCAATATTCGAACAGCGGCAATATTAGTGTAAAGCGTTTAGATACAATGGGAATTGAGAACTACATGATCTTGATTCCTACAAACATAGAACACCATGCAGCTAAGATCCTTGATAAGATTAATTTCGAAGCAAAAACATTTGTAATTCGTGAGCTTGCTCATATGGCAGATATACAAAGCACGCAGCTCGTAAATCCATTTGACTATGGTGGATTGTTGAACGCTGCGTGGATATTAAAGAAACAGATGACTGAAGGCATCTCTTCAGAAGAGATAGATAGTATGTATGATCGATGCCAATCAGCAGGCGCATTCGGATCTAAACTGCTCGGCGCAGGAGGTGGCGGATACATGCTAGCAATCACAGACCAGAAGAGCTCAATCCGCCAAGAATTTTCAGACAGAACATGCCTCGATGTAGGCATCTCACATGAAGGAGCAAGCGTTGTCTATAGAGACTGATATTATATTCGATCACCTCGGCCTGATTAACATCGGATTTGCGAGTATCGATCATGACGAATTTAAAAAAGCTGCCGAACTGATTTGGTTAACGAGCATTTCCAATTATCGTAATAACATCTATACAATTGGTAATGGTGCTTCTGCTTCGATCGCTCAACATTGGGCATGTGACTATACAAAAGGTTGCAAGCAAGGTGGATTACGACCACGAGTCATTTCATTGGCCGCAAATATTCCTTTGATGACTGCTATCTCCAATGACATCAGCTACGACGATGTCTATTCATTCCAACTCGAAGCGCTTGGTCAAGAAGGCGATGTGCTCGTAGCCATCTCTTCGAGCGGTAATTCTCCAAATGTGGTCAAAGCAATTGAGACTGCTAAGTCTTTGAAAATAAAGACTATTGCTCTCACCGGATTTTCACCAAATAATAAGTGTGCTCAACTTGCCGATATCTCACTTCATGTCGATATTCAAGAATACGAAGCAGCAGAAGACGTTCATCAAGCTATTATGCATATGATCGCTAAATATATCAGAAACAGAAATAAGGTAACTATATAATGTCACAACAACCAGTATCGATCCATCAGATCCAAGCACAATTCGGCACAGACAGCGGAAACTATGAAGTACTCACTGACGCAGCTATTCGATCGAAGGGTGTAGAAGGAGCAGCAGTCGAAATTGGTGTTCGCCTCGGTGGTGGTCTTCAGCATATCATCGATGGTCTCGTTGAGAGTGATCAAACTCCTGCAAAACCGGTCTTTGGTATCGATCCGTATGGTAACATCGAATACTATCGCGATGAGATCTTTAAGGAAGGTCGTTGCGACTATAACAATGAAATGCGCGACATTTGCATGATCAATATGTATCTGTACTGCCGTCAGAAAAACGTCAATTTCTACATGTTCAACCTCGAAGACACAGAGTTCTTCAATCGTTATGCAGACGGCGTTCCTATCTATGCAGAGAATAAGAGTATTCTCAATAAATACAGCGTAGTTCACTTCGATGGCCCGCATACGCTCGAAGCGCTTGATACCGAGATTGCGTTCTTCCTTGAACGATCAGATCCTGGCGCTGTCTTCGTCTTCGACGACGTAGAGATGTACGAGCACGGTGTTGTACACGATCAGTTGCTCGCGTATGGCATGGAAACGGCGATGGAAACTCCTCGTAAGTGGTCTTATGTGAAGAAGGAACATGTCGACAAAAAGTGGACACCAGTCGTTGGAACTCCTGGTTGGGAACCAGACGCAACACAATATACGCCTAAAGCTGGACCAATTTTTAATTATAAAATCGACCTATGAAAATAAGCATGTACAAATTATCGAAACTGTAGTAGATTGAATAATGCAAGAAGAAACTATAGGAGATAAGCATGGTCATTAAGGTGAAAGCGAAACCAAAACAAATCTCTCGGTCGGCAATTAAATCGATTGATGACAAAGCCTATGGATCCGAGCCTGTCGTAATCTCAGGATTTTCCAATGCTTTGAATTGGTATAATTACATGGCATCTGATGATCAGTCTCGCGATTGGTTCTTCACTTATGCTAAGCGCAATTACACAAAGAATGAGATATCTCAGCTACGCAAATTACCAAAGTGGAGGATTTCCAAAACTCTTGGTAACATCTCACGCATTCTTCTGAATGGTAATGAGCTTCCAAAAGAGAATATGGATTACTTCGACAATGGTGTCAAGGATTTGCTGAAGCTCGCAAGCCAGATCATTGAAGAAGACGAAGGCGCTGTTGCTGTCAAGGCTGTCGTTGATATTCAAGCTCGCGTCCGTGATAAGGCACAGGTAATCATTACCAATCTTGAAGAAGAACTCGACCTTGTCATGGAAGGCAAGGCATTCTCGATGTACACCTTCTGTCAAGCGAACGAACTCAATGCTCAGATCTTAAACATCGTATCAGACTATTATCGTCCTCAGTATGACGAGATCATGTCGAATGACGAGCAAGTTCAAGAAGCCTTTGGTAAGCGTCTGAAATTCTGGATTAACTTTTGGCAGAGTTTCTTCTCTGACATCGAACGTTATGTGAATAACAAGAAGGTGACAAAAGTTCGTAAGCCTCGCGAGAAGAAGGCGAAGTCTGCAGTTGACCTGGTCAAGAACCTTAAATATCAGAAGGAAGAGCCTTCACTCAAGATCGTCTCTGTCCATCCAACAGAGCTAGTAGGATGTGCACAGCTATGGACTTACAATACTAAGTACAAGAAACTCAGTCGCTATGACTCTGTCGGTCCAGCTGGAATTCAAGTGAAAGGCACTACCTTGATTGGTTATGATGTCGAAACTTCTATGAGCAAAGGCTTACGCAAACCAGAAGCTTCGATACAAGCACTACTTGGCGCTGGTAAAGTTAGCTTACGCAAGTTGATGGACGAGATTAAAACAGTGGAGTCAAAGCCGAATGGCAGAATTAATCAAGACACTATTCTACTAAGGGTTATTAAATGACGGACAACGTAATCGTATTTCCAGGTTTCAAGCGAGATGATGCTCCTCCTCAGAACTTGGACGAAATTCATGACAAGGTGACTCAGACTCGAAAAGATCATGTGACCGGTGTAATGAATGATATGATTCCTGACGTAATTAATATGTTCGGAGCGTATGGCGTAGATATCAATGACGATAAATATGTAAAAGATGTTGCCTTAGTAATGGAAGGCATCAAAGCCTTGTTACACCGACAGTATAATCTCGAGCATCCATTTCATAATATGTCTGACACCATATTTGAATTTAGATATAATGAAGACAATAGTATTGAATACACATATAATTTACCAGATGAAGAGTGAGAAATTGAAATGATTATTATGGACCTTTCGCAGGTTATGATTTCCAATCTAATGATACAACTTGGAAACCACACGAATGCAGATATCGAAGAAGATCTTTTACGTCATATGGTTCTCAATTCTGTGAGAGCTTATAACGTAAAGTTTAAGAATGAGTTCGGCGAAATGATTATTGCGTGTGATGCTGGTAATAACTGGCGTCGACAAATCTTTCCTTACTACAAAGCTAATCGCCGCAAGAATCGTGAGAAGTCCGAGATCAATTGGACTTCCGTATTCGAGACTCTAAATAAGGTCCGCGATGAATTGCAGGATTACTTTCCTTATCGAGTACTTCGAGTCGACGGAGCCGAAGCTGATGATATCATCGGCACTCTTGCACAAACCTATGGTAATACCAACGAGAAGATCTTGATTCTTTCTGGTGACAAAGACTTTGTGCAGCTACAAGCTTTTATGAACGTACAGCAGTTTGATCCTGTACAGAAGAAGTGGCGCAAGACAAACGATGTCGATAAGTTCATAAAAGAACATATCATTCGCGGCGATGCTGGCGACGGTGTTCCAAACTTCTTGTCAGCAGATGACACGTTCGTGGTCGGTGCCAGACAGAAACCTATTAGTCAGAAAAAATTAGATCAATGGCTCGATGCAGATCCGAAAGAATTCTGTGACGAGAAGATGCTGCGCGGATATCTTCGCAAT